GACTATCAAGTGTCGAAAAGATCACGGTTCTACAGCATTACGGTGGTATTGCATGGGATGCCCCGGCGGCGGTTGTTGAAGTTGTTCGGGGCGGTGGTAGACGAAAACGGGTCAAGCGTTATGTTGTCGAGGTTGATGGAGAGTTATTTGATGTAGAGAACATATCCCAGGCTCAGGCCATACTGCAACAAGTCAGGGACTTAGCCGAGGAAAGTGCCGAGAGGGATGTTAGAACCGAGGTAGAGCCTAAACCGCCCAGAATCAAGGTTATTACGGTTACGGGTAAGGCGACCACTTCCCAGGTCTTGCAGCGAGAGGTCAAGCGTACTCAAGATGTGGTCAGAAAGGCGTATAATGAGGTAGCCAGACGATTATCGGTAAACAGGGAAATATCCAACTTGATGCTGAAGAGCATTGAGCGAGAGGATGAAGAAGCTGCGATTATGTTGTTGTTATGAATGAATCATATGAGGATCTTTCGGATAAGGATTTACAGACCATTATTTATCGGTCATGGGCATATCACCCTCCTTGCGAAACAAAGGATCGAGCAGACGCTGCTGATAAGGAATTAGATCGACGAGGGATTGGGGAGCGGTGGTGCTAATGTTATGAAGGGTAAGTGGGGTCAGGTTGTATTGGGTGCCATGCATTATTGGGAAAACCTGGACACGGCTTTATGCGGTAAGGAGGGTCCGCCCGTTGACAAGGAAGAGGGATTCATAAAGATCACCAAGTGTGCGGAATGTAAAGAACTTTTGACCAACCGATAAGGAGTTAGACGTGGATAGACGAAAATTCATGAAGATGGGTGGTGCGGCGGTTGTTGTGCCATTTGCTTTGAAGGGTGATATCACTCCAGAAGTTGCAAAGGAAGTAGAGGTTGAGTCAATTACTGATTGGGTCCAGATTCCAATTAAAACAGAATACGCATTTACTGGCATGTCCTTAAAAGACAACCAGATTATGCTGATAAAAGAGCGCACGGCTAATGCCAAGAAACTTATGGGAGAAAGTTAATGCCAGGACATACACCCAAAGAGCGTGCCAAACGGAAAAGATCTGCCAGGAAAGCAAAGCCTAAGCGTCCGAGGAAGAAGAAATGAATGGATGGGCCTTTATGATGGAGCGTCTGATTCAAGGGGCTGCCCAAGATTGGAGGATTGATGAGAATCCTGATCTGGATAAGGAGATGACCATATTCAATACTTTCTTGCTCATTGATGCTGGATATGACCTTGATAGGGTTAAAGATCAAGTCAGGATATGGCGTGTTAGTAACCTATCCTAAGCCATACGGCGTAACCAGCCTATTTAAATATTGGGTTTGTCGTGTGTTTGGTCATAAGATTCAAGAGGTTGGTGAGCCAATTATCCATCATTCTCAGGGCCTCATCGAACAGGATGGGAATTGCCTACGGTGTGGCATGAAGGGAACGAGTGTTTTGCCGTACAATTTTCAAACAGAACAAATAGTTTTACTGGAATCAGATGCAGGTTGAGAACATTTCCCTGTCAGAAATCAAGCCTTATCCTGACAACCCCAGAAAGAACAGAAACTCAGTCGGTAAGGTAGCCGACTCCATCAAAGAGTACGGCTGGCGACAGCCTATCGTGGTGGATGAGGATATGGTGGTGATAGCGGGTCACACACGCCTCCAGGCGGCCAAACGTCTCAAGTACAGCCAAGTACCCGTCCATATAGCAAAAGGGCTTACAGCGGCACAGGTTAAGGCATACCGGCTGATGGATAATCGCTCTGCTGAAGATTCGTCGTGGATAGACGACCTGCTGAGGACTGAGTTATCCGGTCTGTTGGAAGATGGGTTCGATTTGAATCTAACGGGATTCTCAGGCGACGAACTGAATCAATTGCTTAAACTGGACAGTCCCGAAGATGAAGACGTTATCCCTGAGGATGTAGAGCCTGTCTGCAAACAAGGAGACTTGTGGATTCTGGGAAACCATAGATTGAAATGCGGTGATGCAACAATAGCCACGGATGTTGAGCATTTGCTGGGTGATGTCAGGCCGCATCTGATGGTTACAGATCCGCCGTATGGGGTTGAGTATGATGCGAAGTGGCGAAACGATGCCCTAAACGGTGCAGATAGGGCTGTTGGCAAGGTAACGAACGACCAGAACGCAGACTGGCGAGAGGCATGGTCACTATTTCCGGGTGAAGTGGCGTACATATGGCATGCAGGTAACAAGGCACATATTGTGGCTGAATCCTTGATTGCATCAGGCTTTGATATACGAGCGCAGATTATATGGGCCAAGAACAACATTGTTATAGGCCGAGGTCATTATCATCCGAAACACGAGCCTTGCTGGTATGCAGTAAAGGGCAAAGGCCATTGGTCTGGAAGCCGCAAGGAATCAACCGTCTGGAACATCGACAAGCCGATGAAGTCCGAGACAGGCCACAGCACACAAAAGCCAGTGGAGTGTATGAGACGACCTATTCTGAACAACTCAAGCCCAGGACAGGCAGTGTATGATCCGTTTTTGGGAAGTGGAACGACTGTTATTGCAGCTGAGACTGAGGGCAGGCATTGTTACGGTCTTGAACTTGAACCTGCCTATTGCGATATAATCGTCAAGCGGTGGGAGAACTTGACAGGGAACGAGGCAATTCGTGAAGGAGATTGATGAAAAGAAGGTTGAATCCCTTGCGGCTCAAGGACTTACGATGGAGCAGATTGCCTATTGTTTGGGTGTTGCGGGTAGCACGTTGTATAAACGCAAGGTCGATGAATCGGAGATTTCGGAGGCTATAAAAAGGGGTCGGGCAAAAGGCATTGCAACAATAACCAATGCTCTGTTCCAATCGGGCAAGGGTGGCAACATAACAGCGCAGATATTCTACTTGAAGAACCGACAGCCTGAAGAGTGGAAGGATCGTCGAGAGACCGAGATATCCGGAGAACTGTCCATCCCATTGAGTGGCACGGTAAGGCATGTCAGGAGCAAGAACGATGATTAATTGGTTATGGGGAATTAGCTTTCTTCCTATTCGGTGTTGGTGGTCTCATGACATAAATGATTTGCATTATTGCAATCGTTGTGGAAAACCGGATACGCATGTCGCTAGCCCAAGCTGAACCCGTCTGGGACTTCACCGAAGAGACTGAGTTCCTGTTTGAACCGCATCGGTACAAGGTAGGCAAGGGAGGACGATCAGGAACCAAGTCCTGGTCCTTTGCCAGAGCCTTAATCGTTAAAGGCTTTGAACTCGTAAATGGAGTTGAAGTTCCACTCCGCATACTCTGCGCACGTGAGGTCCAGAAATCCATTAAGGAATCTGTCCACCAGTTACTCAAAGATCAGATAGACCTTATGGGGCTTGGTGGCTTCTATGAGGTACTGCAGAACGAGATTCGCGGCAAGAACGGGACGTTGTTCTCGTTTGTGGGCTTATCAGCTCTGACCGCTCACACCATAAAATCCTATGAAGCCTATGATATCTGTTGGGTTGAGGAAGCCGCCCTGGTCACACGCAGATCCTGGGACATCCTGCTTCCAACCATTCGTAAGGAAGGTTCAGAGATATGGATCACGTTCAACCCTGAACTTGATACCGATGAGACCTGGGTACGATTCGTGGAGAATACGCCAGAGGATTGTATTGTTGTGGACATGTCTTACGATACGAATCCGTGGATGTCCACAACCGCCAATAACGAAAGACTTCAATTCTTACGTCAGGTCAAGAACGGCAGCCGACGACAGGAAGACTACGACAATATTTGGCTAGGCAAGTGCAAGCCAGCAGTGGACGGGGCTATTTATCCCGATGAAGTCGGCAGCGTTCTCAAGGAAGGTCGTTTGTGTCCGGTACCTTACGATCCCTTGTTAATGGTTCACCTGGTCTTCGATATTGGATGGAATGACAAGATGGCGATCGGTGCGGTCCAGGTTGCTGCGAGCTCCATACGTCTTATCGACTATGTAGAGGATTCTCACCGGACCTATGACTCGTACATAGATGAGTTATTGGATAAGCCCTATGCCAAGCGTATACGTCATTTGTGGCTGCCTCACGATGCTAAAGCGACTAATCCACAAACGGGTAAGTCGTCCATTGAGATCATCAAGTCCTTGCTGACCGGCAAGAAGATTGAAGTGGGTCTTATCCCTGATATTGGGGTCAAGCAGGGTATCGAGGCAGCACGTCAGATGTTCCCGCGTGTATACTTCGACAAGATACGATGTACGGCTTTGTTCAATCGGTTGAGACGTTACGCTCGTGTGATCAGTCCTGGCACTGAAGAGCCTGGTAAACCGAAGCATGATGAGAACTCGCACGGTGCTGATATGTTCAGGTACGTGGCCGTCATTGAGAAAGAACTGACCAATGAGGAAGAGGATATGAAACCGATTCACTACAGCGATCAGGGGATAGTGTGATGGAGGTTTTGATTCCCTTGTTTTTGGTACTGTTTGGCTTGGTTGTGTTTCTGCTTTTAACCGCTAATAAGCATGAGAAAGACCTTGCAGCATTGAGCTATGTGGTCTGTCAGCTTGAGAGGGAGGTTGTTCGCCTAGATAAGAACGTCAGGGCAATCCGCAAGGTTGGTCCTATAGGCTGTAAGACTTGCGGAACTAATTTTTTTGTTGAAGTTG